AACCAATTAAAAGCTGTCGTGAGTTTATTCCCCAAGCGAATGACTCTCTCTAACTAAATAACCCAATGCAATTAACTGGCGTAAACCCGCCGGGATTCACTTTGCCCAAAAACAGGAAATTACATGCTGAATAATTCATCCCAACCTAAACAAACGGCTTCATACATCGATCTCGACATGATGCTCAATGACGCGCGTAAAGAAGAACGTCGCGATCGTGCTGACCTGATGGTTAATCGACTGAACATGCTGGCCGCAAAGATTCGCCACGACGAATTATCGCCGGTTGAAGCGGCCGAGTTGCTTCATCAGGAAATCGAAAAAATCCAAACGCAAATCGCGGAGGCGCACTAATGGCCGACTCAATGGATATTGTGCAGCAGCGCACCGAGGAAATGCTCGAACGTAATATCGCGCTCATCGTTAACCGTGCCCCTGCGATTAACGCTTCTTTCTGCGAAGACTGTGACGCCCCAATTCCGGAGTTGCGTCGTCGCGCCTATCTTGGCGTTACTCGCTGCGTTTCTTGTCAGGAGATTGAAGAGCAGCGCGTGAAACATCTGCAGGCCAAAGCCTGATGACAGAGAATTATGCTTACCCGTGGAATGCTCCACGGGAAGCCATTGCCAGCCCCTATCCTACTTATAAGGAACTGCGAAGCCGCGATCAGTTGATTGCGGCTTTGGCGCATGCTGAGCAGTTACTCGCTCAGCAGCCAACGCTGATTCAGCTCGATGTCAGGCGGCGCATCGCCGAACTGGAAAAATCACAGGGCATTGCCCGTGCCAATGCGTACTTAACAAAGACTTTTGTTGAGCGCACATTGCCACGCGTCGAATGTGTGAATGCAAAATATCGGCTCGACGAAATGAAGGCCGGCACGTTTAATTTGCTGACAGCAAATGCCACGAAGGATATCGGTGCGGCGAGAGTGTGCGGCGCGCTATGGGAGTTAATGCGTCGTTTTAACCGCTTGCCGGATATGGCTCGCGCCGATGTTGATTTGCTGGCTGGCGACATTGCCAACTTTGCCCTGGCTGAACTGGTGCAGGTGCATGCTCAATCTGACAACGAATCAGATTACAAATACGCGCACCGCATTTACATGACCGCCGCCACCATCACTCGCGAATTCAACCAGACACCGCCGTTATGGGAAAAGGTAACATCCCGATTCTTTGACCCGGAAGAAGTCGCACCCGCGATAATGCGCATGCAAACCGAGAAATGGTGGAAAGGTCGCCTGCGTCGTATAGCGGCTTCATGGCGTGAACATCTGCAAATCGCCCTCGCTAACGTCAGCAAAAAACACACACCCTATGCCAGCAATATGACTGTCTCGGAGTGGCGCGAGCAAAAGCGCCGCACGCGTGAGTTTCTTAAAGGGCTTGAGCTGGAGAATGAGGAAACCGGCGAGAGGATCAGCTTAATCGACAAGTTTGATTCCAGCGTTTCGAATCCCGCCATTAAGCGCTGCGAGTTGATGAATCGCATTCGCGGATTTGAAAATATCTGTAACGAGATGGGCTTTGTCGGCGAGTTCTACACGGTCACTGCCCCGTCTCGATACCACGCCACTATCAAGACCGGTCATCGTAACCGCAAGTGGAATGGTGCCAGCCCGGCAGACACGCAGCGTTATCTGTGCAACGTGTGGCAGAAAATTCGCGCCAAGCTGCATCGCGAAGAAATCCGCATCTTTGGTATCCGTGTTGCCGAACCCCATCACGATGCAACTCCACATTGGCACATGCTGATGTTTATGCTGCCTGAAAATGTTGATCGCGTACGTGAGGTGATCAGCGACTATGCATGGCGCGAAGATGGCAATGAACTTACCACCGAGAAGGCACGCAGAGCGCGTTTTCATGCGGAAGCTATCGATCCCGATAAAGGCAGCGCCACCGGTTATGTGGCGAAATACATCTCAAAAAATATCGATGGCTATGCGCTCGACGGGGAGCTGGACGACGAGAGCGGTAAAGAGCTGAAAGCAACTGCGTCAGCCGTTTCGGCATGGGCAGCACGTTGGCACATTCGCCAGTTCCAGTTTATCGGCGGCGCGCCGGTCACGGTCTACCGCGAGTTACGTCGCATGGCCGACAGCGAAACCGCTCACGGACTCAGCATCGAGTTCGCTGCTGCGCATGACGCAGCAGATGCTGGCGATTGGGCAGGCTACGTTAACGCACAAGGCGGTGCATTTGTACGTCGTGATGAACTGGCCGTGCGCACATGGTATCAACCGAGCGAAGATCTCAATGCTTACGGTGAAGAAACCGTGCGCATCAGAGGCGTGTATGCCACAGACGCTGGCGCAGATACGCCGATTCTAACCAGATTGACGCAATGGAAGATTGTGCCGAAGCGTGCCGTTGATTTGTCCGTTGACCTTAAGGACGCGTCCGCGTCCTCTTGGAGTTCTGTCAATAACTGTACGGCCCCGCCGGATGATGATCCCCCTATCGACTTCACGCGCTCGCCGACCCGTGCCGAGAGAAGACGTATTTTGAAGAGATTGCATGAAAGCACGCCTGCAAAACCGCAAAAAAAACGACAGGCGCCGCTTTCTGATAAATATCGCGATCAACGTAAGCAGCTCAGAGACAGCTTTTATGATGTCTCACGTCTTACCCTTTCCGAAGGCGAAGTTACACGCATGATGATGGGGCACAAGCTCAAAGTTGGCGCGCAAATATTCTGGAGTGGAACAAGCGGCCATCTTTTCGTTGAGCGTAGAAAACCTTCAACAGCCCTGCAGCGGTTTGAGGTATTGGCCGCTCAGCATCGAAAAAGCATTAATGTTCAATAATCCATCGGTCGGACAAATCCGAGCCATACGATGGTTTACGATTTCTTAACGCCATGATACTGTTTATACATACAGTGTACTTTATTGATAAGGAGTTAATTAGCTGATGGACATCGATAATCTGAGCGAGACCGTTGCCAGAATCCAATTTGTAGCCGACGTATCACTCATCGCACACTGCAAGGAAGATGAATTGAAAATGGCACTGTCGATGATCAGTGACATGGCCGGTTCGATTGACACCTCATTTTACCAAGACGCTATTTACTGCCAGGCAGAATGATCGCCTGGAAGTTTCAGAGCTGCGACTAAGCCACCGTTACGGTGGCTTTTTTGATGCTGCAGCAGAATGCATGTAGGTGCGTGATTTCGCATGATCTAAACAGGATCGCTTATCGCCCTTCTGTCCACGGCTGGCGCGGTATGAGGTGAGGCATGCAGATGCATTAAAAACGATGCACGAAGCGGGCAGGCGTGGCGGGGAAAGCATTGCGCGCAGAATAATTGAAACTGCTGTGTGGTTGGTTTGTTCTCGCTATAAATACCGATTTGATGAGATAAGCGTAAACTTTTGATAGCCGCACATAGATCGAGCCGGAATTCATTTCGGCGCTTAAATTGATGGAAACTCAAATCGTGAAAAGAACTTATCTTATCCATTATTAAAGCTCTAATGTTGCAACAAGTTAATGACTAAAAAATAGAATAAAAGTATCATGCGTGTAGTTATGCGTATTCCCTCACCCTCTCATTTTTGTACAACCTTTATTTTTATTTTTTACTTACCAATAATCTCATTGATGATCACAAGCTTCACTGTATTAATAACAAGCGAGCAACCCTCTCGAGAATTGGAAATAAGCGCTCAGGACATCAGCAGCCCTGCTGATGGAAATAAAATTCTGATGCTTTAGTGCAAGCTAAATAAATCAAATAAAACACCTACTGACTGTTGAGATTTACGAAAGATGAGATTAATGACGAGTATATGTATCAATAGGTTAGAAATAACGTTCTTATAGTAGCATTGATGGCCTCTACACCAAGAAATTATTGGATACTTATATAAAGCTTAATATAAAATTTTCGCTCTAAACATTAGCCAATCGCTTTAGGTTAGCATTTTTGCAGGCTTCTTATTCATTGGTTTAGCTTATTTCAATCAACATCAACCATGGATGAGGTATAAGATGATCTCATCATAATCACTCCCAAAACTCTCACTTCAAAAGATGTTTAAATACGATATTCTTTAAAAAAATTGATGGCCTATAAGCTACAAAGGCTAAAAAGTAGCTAATAAATATTGTTGCCGTTACGATATAGATAATATCGCTATATGTAATTTTAAATAATTTCACTTTTATCAAAATTTGCATTATCACTTGGTGATGAAACAGAAATGCCAAAAATGAATACTTTGATAGAAAATTTATTACGCATGAAAAGTGAG